GTTTCGTCAGGATGAAGACTATCGACTTTTCTTGTTAGAAGGAGGCGTTAAAAAGCAGAATGTTACGAGTGCCGTTAGGCCGTCGACCTTCGAAGCAGGATGGAGTTTGAGTTCAGGTCAAAGTCCTACGATATTTAATACACGAGTTCTTAGGAAGAACTTGGTGTTGTTGAAGCAGAAAGGAGAAGTGAAAGTTGAGGATTCCACCTTTTTTGGGGCCATAGATATTGTTTTGGAGGAACTTTTTAAACATGGCTGTGGTGGATTTAAGGAGCTTAGCGAGTTCGAAGCGCTATTCGGGACACCGGATGGTAATTTGGGTCCGCTAAATATGCGCTCCGCAGCAGGAGCGTGTATGAAGTTAGGATCAAGTAAACAAGTTGCGTGGGAGAACGCACCTGGTACTTGTGTGGAGATGGAGCGAGATGATTATGATGCAATAATAAACCTTGATCGAGAGGTGTATGCATGGATCTCCAAGACTTCGCTTAAGGATGCACGCTTGGATAATGAGAAGATAGCAGACGAGAAGGGAAGGATTTTCCAAGCACAAGCGTTCCCTGTGTCGATAACAGGACGCCGGTTAATCGGAGGTTTCATCGCGCGGTTCATGGAAGCGTGCAAGCGTGGTGGATTTTTCGGTGTGATCGGTTTCGTGTTAGCGCGTGGGGGATGGCATGAATTATTAGGAGAACTCACTGACGGATTCGATTTAGAAAGAATTTTGAAGACATATCCGGGTGATGTGAGCAAGTACGACAAGGGATGGTTGTATATATGGCACTGTGTGTTAGTGTGGATGCTAACAGTGTTGTGTGCTGATCCAGTATTGGGAATACGGATTAATCGGCATTACGATAGAGTTTTGCGTTCACCGACTATGTTAGCTATTCTCGGTTTGATTATATTGTTAACGAAAGGACAACCGAGTGGGGATATAGCAACGATAGTTTTTAACACAATAGTGTTGGTGCTACAATATTGTCGAGCTTATTGTACGATAGCGCCGCCTAATTTCTGGAATGCACGGGATTGCTTCCAGAATATGATCTTGAAGGCGGGAGGAGATGATTCGATCAGTACGTTATCTACACAGATGCGTGCATGGCTAGGACGTGGACAAAGATGGGAAGATTTGATTCGCGATACCTTTGCAGCATCAGGATGGGTGATTATACTGGAGGAGAAGGCATTATTGGACGCAGAGTTCATGGGATATGGATCTACGTTGGCAGGTGTGGACGAAGAAGAAACGATATATACAGGATTAAAGTTCCTACCAGCCTTACCTTTGAATGCAGTGATGGCCATAGATGAGTGGTTTAAGTTTAAATCAGATGCGGGCGTTCCGAAAGAGTTGAAAGACGTCTCTCGGTATGCTGCGGCATTTGAGAAAGCTTTCCCACATCTTTGGTCGAGAGATGAGGAGGCACAAGAGTACGTTGCCATTGCGGAATGGTGGCTTGCTCGAGTGCGAGCAAAATATTGGGATGATCCATGCCCAGATACAAGAAAGGCAGCTCGAGGAGTGCCAAGTCTAGCGGATCTAGGCGAATTGTATTTTGGGCGTCCCATACCACAACCTTTTTTTAAATGGAAAGTTGGAAAAGATTCGTGAGAGACGGAGAGAAAGGGGAAACTAAAGAGGGAGTGGATGGATCAGCGGGACCAGGTGCCGGA